NGTAGCAGCATTGGTACAAACGACGTTGTCGGCAGTCATGGCACCGTCAGTTGTAAGGGCGCCATTGAACTGACCGACACCGGCGTTGCTAATGCTAACCCCGGTAGCGCCGTAGCCCCCGCCGATTGCGGCGCTATCGGCCGTGAGAGCCCCATCGGTCGTTAAGGCACCGTTGAACTGCCCGACACCGGTGTTGCTAATAGTAGCCCCCGTGGCACCATAGCCGCCGCCAATTGCTGCACTATCAGCCGTAAGCGCTCCATCAGTGGTAATAGCGCCGTTGGCTTGGATTACACCAGCCGCGGACACTGTAACGCCCGTGGCACCGTAGCCGCCGCCAACAGTAGCATCGTTCAACGTAGCAGTTCCGCTGCTAGCGAGAGTGGTAAAGGAACCGGCACCAGCAGCAGCGCCACCAATGGTTACGCCATCGATCGTTCCGCCGTTGATGTCAACTGTGGTAACCGTGCCGAGATTCGTCCAGGTGCCAGTTACAGTGCAATTAGCATCAAGCGTTATGGCCCCACCGTCAACATGCGGACTAGTTATGGTTTTATTGGCTAGCGTCTGAGTCGCACCGATCATACAAAACGTATCTGCACCATCGGGGATAACTACATCCGCATCTCCCGTCAATGTGGTAGCCGGCTTAATGGTTAAGGTAAAGTCGCCGGTTCCCGCAGCTTGCGAACCCAATGCCAAAGCCGGTACAGTACCGTCCGTATCTGTCTCGAATGCGGCTTGGGTGGTGCCAGTCAAAGCCGTCGCGGTGATCGCACCACCGTTAGCGGCATTGCTATGATCGTGGGTTGCGTTAGTAAAGTCCCCGATCGTCGGCGTAGTCAATGTTTTGCCAGTAAGTGTTTGGGTCGCGCCGATCATACAGAACGTATCAGCGCCGTCTGGGATGGTTACATCGGCATTACCAGTTAATGTGGCCGCCGGTTTGATCGTCAATGTGAAATCGCCGGTCGTGCCAACACCCAGCGCCACGGCGGGGATCGTACCATCCGTATCAACTTCAAAGGCGGATGCGGTAGTACCAGTCAGTGCCGGCGTGGAAAGTGTTCCACCTTCCGAATTATCAGCGTGTGTATGGACCGGAACCTCTTCACCCCCAAGATCAACATGCACGACACCACTTGCGCCCGATGTAAGTAATGAGCCGATCTTCTTGACGATATCGGTGCCGGTAGGCTTCGTTAAAGTTACACCGCCGGCCACGCCGTCTGAGAGATAGACCGGGTCGCCGGCCGTGCCATTCAACACCGACGTGAAATAGCCATGTCGTTTGGCTTGACCAGCGGCGGCCGCGACAACAGCATCCGCACACCAATATAAATCTTGGCAAGTGGCCGCAGCATCAGCCTGGGCCTTTTTCATCTTGACGCGAGTATTGGCTGCGTCATAGCCGCTGACATAGACAATATCATTTGCGGCGACGCCGCCAGTGTCTGCCGTGAAATCCTCTAGCGTAGCAATCGTATTGATTTCATCAGCAGTTGCCGTAACGGTAGTACCGCCGATCGTCCAGGTAGCACCGGCGGCAATCGCAAGAGTACCGCCAGATTCGATCGTGTACGTACCGCCACTCGAGACGATCATTTCCTGACCGCCACGCTTTCGATATATTTTGGGTTGGTATGCTTCGGCCATTGTCAACTCCGTTAGTTACCCCGGCGCGGGCCGTTGCGACCCGCGCCGAGTAGTCATTTAAGACACGGGTTATTTGGTACCTTCGGCTGGGGCTACGTGGCCTTCGCCATGAATAGTGTTAGCAATCGTGTTATCCTGTGGATAGCTGCGAGCACCGGTCCGAATGCACCAGATATCGCCTAGCGTGGTACTCGTACCGCGCTCCCAAATTGTCCGGACATAGCGTTCCTGCGGGCGGCTGATCCGCAACCAGACATCTTCATCGCTAGCGCCTACGCCAACTGCCGTACCGGCAAGATCAGCATAGGCATCGCCAACGCCATCATCACTTGATTGTTGCGCATGCGGTGTGTTGTTGGCGGCGGCCGTGCCATACGAACTGAAGAAAATCACATCGCGATATCCAGCCATATCGACGCTGGATGTAGTCACGTCGCCAGTGCCGGCACCGGATGGATCGCTAACCTTCGTAAGCAGTCCGATTTCGTCAAGCTGTAACATTGGTTAATCTTCCTATGCTTGTGCTATATGCTTCACCGGATTTGTTCCGGCATCGAGCAAGTTTCCATCCGCACGCCAATAAGCCAGAAACGCGACCTGATCGTATTCGGCATAGCGTTCGTCCAGTCGTCGCAATCGCAACGTGCTAACCGTACGAATCTTGTACTTACCGAGCTGCCCGAACAAAATGGTGATGTCACCGGACGTGATGGTTGAGGACATATCCTGATTGATCGTATAGGGATAGCCCTGTAACGTCGCGGGGGCTACGCCATTCGGATCGGCTTGCCAGAGCGGTAGCCCTTGTCCATCGACCAATTTTCGCAAGTATAGCATCACATTGTCATGATACATGAAGCGCGCGCCGGGCCGATAACTCGGATCGACGGAGTGAATCAGGTCGGTGATTTCACTCCAGGCAATCGCGGTTGCGCTTGCCGAAGTTACGCCAAGTGTAGACGCATTTACAATTCCATACGGCTTGGCCGCTCCATCACCCGTAGTAAAGTGTTCATTCAGGATGCGGGCAAGCCGAATACCCAGGGCATCACCGATCTCGTTGGCAAGGTTAAATGCGCTATCCTGCAAAAGTACGAATGGCACTCTCACCATATCGGAGGAATACTGATAGGCTTGTAGAGTGATCGCCCCATACGTGATGTCCGTCTCGGTAACGGCCGTATTCTCGGCAATCAAGCGGCCCTTATTGGTCGTGTCATTCGTCGTCGGCCAGGGTAAATCTTGCCCACTGGTGGTATTGATGATAGTTGCGACTTGCATCATGCCGCCGTAGGTCAACAAGGCATGTTCAAGCCTTGGAATGAAACCTTCCGGAATAGTCACCGCTCCGGCCGTAAGCGTAACCGCACTAAGTGCTCGGAATTCCGCTTGTCGCCGCCGAAAATCATCCGAAAACGAGAACTGCATATCAAATGCTCGCGAGTTCGGATCAACTCCACATAGCTGCGTCGCGCGTTCGTGGCGCTCTTCTTGGGGCAAGTCTGTGCCGGCTCGCAGCCAGGCTTGGAATGCGAGAAGCCGATCCTCCTGCGTCGGCGTAGTGCGGATTGGCCGATCAGCTTCAGACGCTTCGGGAAAGCTGTTGCCCCGCTGAATTTCGGGATTGGCTCGCTTGATCTGCTCGGCGGCGAGCTGTTCGGCCCGTTCGGCCTTTTCGATCTGAGCAGTCAGTTTATCGTATTCGGCATTAACGCTAGTCCAGCGCTCTTCATCTTCGGCGCACCAATCGTGGTCATCGTCACTATTCAGCGTTTGGAGCTCGGCGATTGCCTTAACAGTCTCCGCGCGCTTTTCATATAACTCTTTTAAGTCCATTTTCAGACTCCGCGCTGGGAGACTTTCGACATGCAGAAACGGCGAAAGCCTGCCAGCAATATCAATAGGGATATTGCCTACAGGCTTCCGCCGTCTGAGCGAACGGTAAGTCCTGCTACTGCGCTGGCTAGGCAGCGCAGCTTGTTATGTACAGACTATAACTCATTAATCTCTTTTGTCAAGCCGGCGTCTACGATTCGCCGACGAATTCGCTTGGTCGCCCGGGCACGGTCGCGACGTGCGAGCCATACCCGATGTTCGGCCCGGACCGTCTCTTCGATTGAATTCTTGCGTACACCGGCCGTGGTTTTCTTGTATGCCGGGAAGACCACTGGCCCAACGTCGAATAGCCGCACGCCGCGAATCTCGCGAATGTCGCGACCCTTTTCCTTCCGCCAATTGATGTTCGTGGGACTAAAACTGAATGAACTGCCGCTCACGTCACCGCGTCGAATACTCGCGATCATATCCTGGCCGGCAGTAGTATCCGGCGGTATATTCACGTAGCGCAAGCCGCGTTTATCGGCTTGTAGCGTCAAGGTCTTAGCCTTAGAACGGCCCAGAATCAAGTTCGGATCATGGTTGAAAAGTACTCGCACGTCATCTTCATGAATGGCCTGATCGAACGCACCCGGCATGATCCGTTCAACCGTATCTTTCCAAAGGACGAATTCCGTCTCGGGTTTGCCGTTGTAAAAGACCGCGGCATAGCCCTGAATCTGGGGCTGGCCTTCCTCACGCTCTTCTAGCTGAATGTCGGCGAGTGCGTCGTCTACATAGCGCCGTTCGGTGCCAATTTCGTTCTTTATGCCAGCATTAATTGTTGGCATGGCTTACTCCTATTGCAATGGCATCAAGCAATCTGCCCTCACAATCTTTTTCGAGCGTCCACATTGCTTGTCTGACTCGTTCGATAAGTTCTTCTTCCGAGCATTCTGTTGCCGTTAATAAGTGTTCGCGCAGGGCTGTCCAGAACGTCTCATATGCACTGCCAAGCCTGCTAAGTGTCGGTGTATCATCGGGCAAGCTTTCTTCTATCGCGCGGATCGGTGCGGTTAGAATTTCCAAGCTCACATGGCCATGCTCTTTGACTAGCCGGTTTTGCAACCACTCAAAAAATGCCCAGCCACCTTGCTTTGCCTTTCGCTCAGCGGCGGTCGCGATACGGCGAACGATGCGAATGAGTGCATCACTAAGTAATGCCCGTTGGGCCGGTGTGACGCTTCGGATCGAAGCTTGTGCTTTGAGCATATTCGCAGGCTCATAGAATTCCTGGCCAGCTCCGTCCGGGAGAGGATTGAGATTCTCCCGTTCGCGGACCTCGTCCCGATTCATCCAACCGTCAAGCAATGCCGTATGGTAGGCGGTATAACGCGTATTGAGATCGGCCCTGAGCAGGGCTGCGCGCAAGAACTCGATGATATGTGTGTCGCCGCGCTTTTCTTCCTCAGTTAAGAGCTTATCCCAACACTCTTCTTCAAACGACGTGAGCCAACCATCTAGCGCTTCATTCAAATAGGATTGGTTCTCTTGTTCCAAGCTAGCGTACGAGCTCCGTTCAGGATCGCCCAACTTGTGTGCCGGGACTCCAGTTAGACACGATACATCCCGTGCCGTGAAAGGCAACGCCTCAGCTAACTGCGCATCCCTTGCGCTTAGCGAAAATGGGTTAAGCTTCATCCCCTCTTCAAGCACGATCGGTCGATGCACCCTGTCCAGGCCCTGGTGTGCGGCGTTCAAAGAATCAAGAATGTTTTTCGCGCCTTCGGCGCCCAATTCGCCGGGATGCTCCAAGGCGAAGCTAGGTTGGGCATTGTTGGCAAAAAACTTCGTCCGATACTTCTGCAAGGCTAAGCCAAGCCCAATTGCGTTTCGAGCAATTGTGATGATCGAATAGCCGGTAATCCCATCAAAGCCTAAGCCCTTGATGTGAAGCACGTCTCGGGCTGGAAAGCTGTATGGCTGATTGTCCATGTAAGTTAAGTAGCGCAATTCGCGATCGGCATAAACTGGCGTGGTTGAATTTGGATTTAGCAACCAGAGCTCGGCCGCTTGCCCATTGACTAATCGCGGTATGTAGGCATAGCCATTGCCTTTCAATAGGGCATGACCCATGAGGCATTGTTTCAAGACAAACGCACTCATTTCGGGTACCGGTTTGCGCCGCAAAAGGAAATGGGCCGGATGGGCCGGATCGCGCTCCTTACCGCCACCGGGCAAGCGCTTGTATGTTATCAGCGGCAGCTTGGCCACGTCCGTGCTAATCAGGACCACGGCCCGAAGCAACGGTGGTAACCCCAGTGCGCTGTGCCAATCAATAGTGATGCCTGTATCGGTTGTGGTTGCGCCAAAAGCCTCTTTCAACCATTCGGCGGGATCACTTAGGGAGGTTGCGGGATTCTCAAACGAACGCTGTATTTTACTGGCGACCAGTTCGGCCAACATGGTGCACCTTGATAGCTAGACGGATGCCGCAAAGCGACAGCACAATGCCTAAATAGAAGTATAACAGCACTGGTGATAAATGCCAACAGCCCCAGCCAATCCAGGCCAAGCCGATGATAAAGAGCAATTCCGCAGCCAACAGCCGCCACCAGCTCACAATATCTTTACTCCACGGCTCGCATAGACCGATTTCTTCTCTGTGCGCACCATCAAGCGCCCGAGAGCCATGATCGTAGCTACAATCCCGTCGATCCGTTCCGCACTTTTCTTCTTACTTGGTTTCACATTGCCGGCTGCATCCGTTTCGACTGCTACATTCGATGCCATCCACCGAAGGACCGGATGCCCACCATGCGCCAAAGCGCCGGCCAGCACAAGCCGTTCAAACTCTTTACTCGGCGCGGACATTGATGCATAGCCCTGACCAAAACCGATGACATCGAACCCATCGCCTTGTAGCTGAGTGGCCAATTGGGTAGCATTCCAGCGGTCAATAGCAATTTCTTTTATCTTGTATTGAGTTCCGATCTCACCAATCCGATGCCGTATCACGTCATAGTCAATGACGTTGTGTCCGGTTCCTTCGATCATACCTGCTTTTAACCATTCGACATATGGCACATGGTCCCGGCGTTCCCGTTCATGCGCATTATCGCGCGGTATCCAGAAAAACGGCAACACGGCGATGGAAGCCACTTCCCCGGCTTTTTGCCATGCAGTCGGGAAGATCAGGCAGAATGCAGATATATCGGTTGTCGTCGAGAGGTCAAGTCCGGCCCAGCATTCCTGATCCTTAAGCGCATTCGCATCCACAATGCCACTACAGTTATCCCAACGCTCCAGACTAAACCACCGTACGTCTTGTTCCGTTCGCAGATTCAGGTGTAAGCGCTTAAATACGTTTTCGAGCCGCGGCGTCTGTTGTGCCGCCTTACATGCCATTGCAATGTACTCTCTGCTTACCGAGACATCGAGGTTTGGATTGGCTTTCGCCCAGGTTGCCGAATCGGTCCAATCGTCATCTTTCTCCGCTTCGTAAATGACTGGTAAAAAGGCCGAATCGGGGATAACCCCATCCCGTACGTTACACGCATAAGCATACTTTTCATTACAGATCGAGCCTTCGCGCTCATAATCAGAGGTCGTGATGAAGATCGCTAGTGGTTGACGCCGCGCACCTGTCGAGGTTTCTAACGTGTCGATCAGATCGGAATTCGGCTGGGTATGAAGTTCATCGACGACATAAGCGTGTGTATTGTAGCCGTGCTTACTGAAAGCCTCCGAGCTAATGACGTTGTAAGTCGAAAAGTCGTCACTACCATCGTCGCGCTGAATAGCCTTTGCTTGACCAGCGTAAATCTTGTACCGTTCCCGTAGACTGTCATCGCGTAAAACCATACCCCGAGCATGATCGAACACCAGCGCGGCTTGTTTGTATTCGCTAGCCGCACCGTAAATTTCGGCCCCGGCTTCACCGTCTTGATCCAGCATGTAAAGAATCATCCCCGCCGCCATCGGCGTTTTACCGTTCTTGCGCGGAACAAAAATGAACGCCTGACGATAGCGCCGTCTAATGAGATCAAGATCGCACTTCCCGCATCGTCGAATATCCGGGCGATTCGCTTGACCACAGATGGGGCATTTCCCGCCAGCTCGCTGCCATCCAAATAGGTTCGCTATGATCGCCTGTTGCCAGCGCTCCAGCTCGAATAACCGGCCGGCCTTGGGCCCCTTGACGTGGTGCAACTGTTCCTGAAAAAACCGGATTGCCGCGATCGCCCGCTTCCGATCAAACCAACAGCCATCCGCATCACGACGTGGATTATAACCGGGAATGTCGTCGATTATTCGATCAAGACCACGAATCGACTTGGCCCGTATCCGTTTCTCTGCCTTTAACTGGGGCGCTTTCGCCTGCTGCCGCGCTTTCGCCCGACGTTTGCCACGTGGAGCTTGGCGCTTCAGCAGAACTTCCATCGGTGTCTTGTCTGGGCCGCGAGCTATGTTCTATCTCCATCAAAACTCGTAATTGTTCCGTCATGAGCAGTTATGAGTTTACACATACAATAAAGAAAACTTC